ATGTGCGCTAATTATGAACCTATATCAAAAGACCGAGTACACCTACTAGATCTCTTCGAGCCTACTTTCGAATATAAAGCCGATGTTTATCCGGGTTACGACTGCCCTCTTATTTTTCAAAAGATGGTCATATAGAGTGGTGGAGTATATTTTTATTTTTTTGCAGCCTTTGTAGCAACATATATATTAATAGTTGAATCTACTACTAATTATAAAATAAATAAATTATATAGATCTGAAGACTTTAGTAAGTTTAAATTCAATTGAGGATTAAAATAAAAGCCCTCATTAGAGGGCTCTTTTACACTTAATCTATTACTTCAGAAACTTATTACTGTGGAATAATATTCACAGCATTAGGACCTTTTTGTCCTTGAGTAATATTAAAAGTTACACGTTGACCTTCATATAAAGTTTTAAAGCCTGAAGTGGCAATTTCTTTAAAATGGGCAAAAACATCTGGACCAGAATCTTGTTGAATAAAACCGAAACCTTTAGTTTCATTAAACCACTTTACTGTACCAATAGCTGTATTAGACATAATATATCCTTTGATTTTTAATAATTGGAAGCCATGATTCATGACTAATTTAACTTTGAAAAATATAACAAATTGAGCTTAAATCTTAAAAAACGGAGGATTATGAATAAAACTGCGATACTGAAAGAGAATTTACTAATAAGTCTTTTTTTCTAGTTAGTCTTAGTATACACAAAATAAGCATTTATACAAGTAATTTATATGAAATATTTATTTTATTTATATAAAACAATGTATAATGATCACATAATAAACAGTATGCCAATATTTCATCCATAAAGCTTTATCTATGCAATACTCACATTATTGATGGTATGGGCTATCTTCCCTTTTTACAGATATCTCCACAGAACAGGCCGTCTTTAATAACGAAAATACATACTAAAAACTATAGAGGGTTGTTCACTTTACTTTGTTATCATTGCTGCAATTCACGGTGATAACAATGATATTATGACTAAACCAATAGCTCCCCTAATACCTTGTATAGAAAGTGAATCAGTGAAGTCCCTACTTAAGAAAATTAGCTCTGATTCAATGCCATTTTATATTAGTTGCCAACCGAACCAATCTGATATCGAAAATGAGTGCTTTTCATTAGTAGACAATTATATTCAGGCTCATGGTGGAGAAAGAATAAATGGATGGGCACTGTGGGAACAACCCAACCTTTATATTGAGGCTGAATTTCATGCTATATGGAAATCACCAGAAGGTAATTATTTGGATTTAAACCCTCGCCAACATAAAACAGTAAATATTTTATTTTTACCTCAGTTGGACTTAACTTATGAAGGTTTTCAAAGAAACAATATTCGCCTACCCTTGACTAACAATAAGAGCGTACATAATTTTTTAAAATTTAAAGATTATGAATTCGAGTTTAATAATAGAGGGAATCGAAAAGGAATGCATGGTGAGGTTTATATAACAGATCCAGCTGAAATAAGAGAATATGATAATTTAATGCGAACCTTATTAAGATTAGGTATAGAAATCAACCAACTAATTAAGCCTCTTACAAACTATGATCCGTGTATTTGTGGAAGTGGCAAAAAGGCGAAATGGTGTCAAAAACTTAAATAATATAAAAAGGAAGCCCTTTAAGAAAGGTTTTAAACACAACTTTTAAATTAAATTGTTTTTTCATCACCTTTATAAGCCACCCAGTTTTTTTGTTTTTTAGTTAAAGTATGAATTGCTTTTATGTCTTGTATACGTGCTTGACCTCGGGCCGCTTGCAGCTTCCCTTCTGGTGTTTTCCTTATCTTTTTTGCCATTTTCATAATCATAAAGGCACTATTGAAACCACAACACCCATCCAGAATCATACTTTTCTTCAACTGAATCGATAACATGAACTCTGGCCATAAAGACCTCAATTAATTGTACGATTAAACACAGTTAATAACTTAAATGTACATCAAAGTATTTCTTTATTTTTATCAACATTACTTTGAAAGAAATATTAAGGAAGATTTCAAATATCTCTTAAAATACTTGAATGTAAATTTTAGATTTAAATTATTGTTCCTCATATAAACCTTGCTTCCCTAAGTGATTTGTACCACCTACACCACCAGAATATGAAGGAAAAAATATGGTCTATGTTTTTGATAGTGAAGATTCTTTTAATTTAACTTATGATGAGCTTGTCGAGATTATAAGTAAGGCTCGAATGACTGGGCCGCAAATGATTCCTATTTTGGGAACGGTTGGTGATTAATGAATAAGAGAGTTGTGATATTTAGTTGCAGTGTCGCTGCAATCATCTTTACTTTTCTACTATTTAGTATAATAGGTATTTTGTTTTTCTATTGGGGTGATCATGCTGCCGTAAAAGATAGCTTGGCCACAGTAGCTGGTATATTTGGTGGTATCACAACTATTGCTGCATCGGTAATTGCAGCATACCTTTTTAATGATTGGAAAGAGCAACATAATTTACAAATACTTGCTAAAGAAGCAAAGGATGCCTTTCACTTATTTCATCTTCAAAGAGATATAATTCATAACCTTAAATATCAAATAAGTGGAATAATTAGCGGAGAAAATAAAGTAAATATATCTGAAAAAACTATAGCAGTCGTATTTCAAGAAAAACTTATTAAAGCTTATAACTTGGATAAGGATAAAATGAGTGCATTTTGTTTTCTTTCAGAAGGACAAAATCTCTATGACATTACAATGGAGTATTATAAAGCGATACATGAAATTGGTGATAAATTAGTAGAAAAGGCAAACCAGCCGTTTAGCGATACTCGGTTCTTAGATAAACATTCATCAATAGAATTTTTAGCATTTATCGAATCCTTAGAGGCAAAAAATACAAATATTTTAAAAGAATTGAAATCCTATATATTTTTTCATTAATTAATTTCTTTTAACCCCTCCTTAGAGGGCTTAAACACAAATACTCATATTCATATTGCTATTTATCGTATGAGCTGTGCATCCTGAAAGCAGAATGCACAGCAATACTAAAGCTTTCATGACATCCAGCTTTTGATTTTAGCTAGATTGGCTTTACGTTCAACCAAGCCATTTGTACCGCCATTGATTCGCCGTGTGATAGTCAAAATGTCATCACGATCGGAAAGCTCATTTAATCCATTGTTAACCCAAAATTTGCAGGCAACCAGTAAACCAATACTTGGAATCGCGACAAGTTCGGGATGTGATTCAAAATCAATGCCCAATGCGCGACCATATTTTTGATAGTTTTCACGTCCAGTAAGTTGGATTGGTCCACGCCCTTTAAAGCGTACTCCATCGCCAGCCATCATATTACCCAAGTCTTTACGGCCTTCATAAGCTGCACCACTTGCAATTTCTTCCATATATCGAAAATTACCCGATTCATGTGCAAGCTGTGCAATGAAGTGGGCAAAACGCAACTCATTGTAGAGAATCGCATAATCTTTGAAGTGTACGTTAGCAGCTAATGCCAGTTCTTCAGCTCGGCTTTGATTTGCGCCTAGCTTCTTAAATAAGGCTGTAAGGGTGCTGCGTCCAATCTTTCCATCAACTGCAACACCAAGTGTTCTTTGTAGATTGATAAATTTCATTTCAGTTTCCTATAGATGTAAAAAACCGCCCGAAGGCGGTGTTAACTGTTTGTAAAATCGTTTTTGGCTTTTTTAACTTCTTTAAGTACTTCAATAATAGTCTTACCTTCCTGTTTGTTAATGAAGTTAAAGATCCAGCGGACTAAAGCCCAACCAGGCAAACCACAAACAAAGAAGAAGCCACCTAGAGCAATCATCCCCCATACATCAGTAACCCATTCATGAAGTCCCCACTTCACAATAATGAATGAGCCTCCAGCCAAACTTGATACAACCGTACAAATAAGTCCTACAGCCCATTCTTGAGGTGATCGTGGCATACGTGTCATCAATACAACTGCTGCAACCAAACCGACTGCTAAAGTCACCATGATTGCAATCCCATATAATTTTAAAAGTGCTGTAAAACCGCTAGTGGAAACTGGTTCCATAAATTTCTCCAGATATTTTTAGGCATTAAAAAAGCACCCGAATTGGGTGCTCAAAGTTCTCTTAAGGTTTAAAGGGTTTGTAAGATTTTCCCTCCGTTAATCAATTGAGTTGTAAGCGGTGCCACCCCAACAATTGCAGGTCCACCCGGCCCCGGCTGACCTTCAGTTGTGCCATGGTATTGCCAGTTCCACGTTCCATCATTGGTGGATTTGGTGCCACGTTGGCCCCAATTTCCGCCATCACCTGATAATGGAGATCCATAACGATCATTTTGGGTTCGGTAACCTTTACCGGGTACCGAAGCTTCGGCATCGGTTACTTTGACAACCATAAAGTCACCATTTAAGTACCAACGCCAGTCTTGTGAATCGTTAGTAATAGGTTGTCCGGTCATAACCCGACCAAAAGGTGCTCCAGCTCCACCGGGAATACCCTGAACTCCATACGATAATCCTGTATAAATACCGCTTGGTGTTGCTCCACCACCTGAGCCGCCTCGAGCCAGAGTTCCACCATCAATAATCAGGTTTAGTTTACTGTGCCGGTTTAATAGACCGGGTGCTCCCTGAAAACCATCACGACGGGTTTTGGTAAAGTTGTAATCCGGATCGGTAGACCATGCACCAAATGCCAAATGTGGCAATCCTCCATCACCACCACGTCCAACAACAGCACCTTTAATAGTCAAATTTACCACGAGATCAGGTGGGAACTCACCAGTATCAATAGCAGGTAATTCTGATGCAGCTGGAACGATATACTCTCGTTTTGCAGGACTAGAGTTATAGTCGAATTTATAGACAAATCTGGTTTCCGGTCGATAAGAACTTGAACTTGAAACTAGTGCACCTGCTTCAACTACAAAACTGATTTCTCCAGTCGTTGGCAAATCCCCTCTTTGCATCTGATATAAACGTGCCAGATTAATATCCAGCTGGTCATATCGAATGTAAATCGGTGAATCATCAACCGGCACATCAATAAAGTCCTTGTCATTGAGGTAATAACGTTCATCGTAATTAATTGCAGTAATGGTATTAGAGAACTGGTCAGCCGGTTCTCTTTTTGCAACCAGATAAGGCAGTGAGCCTTTGGTATCGTCATTAACTACGGTGTAGATAGTATTCACAAAGTCATCGGGACTAAGCTTTAAGGCCCCGTTCGGTAAACGCCCTAAAACTACTTTGTTCTTGGCTGAACCCGGCGTAACGGGAATCAGGTCCACGGTACCATCCCCCATTTGCAGATAGATCACATAGCTCTTGCCTGCAATGAAATCGACATCATGGCTTAGGGTGAGAATTAAACCTTCTTGCTGTACCACCTCGCCGCTTTGATGAATACCATTGCGATAATCCGCTACAGCAATCCGGTCACGTAAAACCAGTAATTCTGATTCTGGTGCCGCATCAAAGGTAATGGATTTGCGCTGGAAGCGAAGCTTGTTCCAAAGCCGGTACGCATTAAAATGAGCTTGCCACTTGTTACGCACACCTACAGATTTCACCTCTTTGGGGTTCTTGGCCCCTTTATCCGGTAGATAGATATTGATACGACTATCGTCGGCCGGATCCGTGTATTCATAGATCAGTCCATCGTAGTCATCCATCACGCCAAAGGTAAGATCATGCTTGTAACTATCAGGAATAATATTCCTGAAGTTAAATAGCATTACCGAGTTATCAGTTGGACGTTCAAAATAAAGCTTGAGCTTATTATTTTGACGATATGCAGTACAAAACACGGCATCACAAAGATTGGTGACCAGCTCTTCAAAAGACAGGTTTGTATCATCAATCGTAGTACAGAACTCAGCCGCAAGTGGTGTACCAAAATAATCAACTACATCGTTATAAGTCCGATAGATATTTTCCAGATCTATTTCGTCAATCGTACGGCGGCCAATCTTGTCGTCCAGTGCCATTGAGACCAGCGCATCAGCAAAGCTAGACGTTGGATATAGCTCTGTTGTAATTGCCCCGTTTTTATAAGTCGGCAACATGCGCTGAAGATCAAAATTGATCTTGCGGGACTTAACAGATAAAGCTCCGGTCGTTGCATAAGTACGTGCACGAAAAACCGTTTCATGTTCATACACTGTGCTTTGCAAAGGATACGCACCGTAAAGCGCCTGCCACTTTACTTCATCTACTACCGTTGTAACCGCCGGTGTTGGTGTTAATCGGCGTGCACGGACACTACAACGCCCCTGAAACGTGACCATATCAAGTGTTGCGCCAACGGTCTGACGTGACTTTGCCGAACCTTTCAAAATGATCTGCTTCAGCATCGGATTACCAATCGCTGCACCAGATTCATTTACAGGTGTTACTTCAACTTCAATCGTGACGTTAACAGCGGCCTGATTCCCACCTGAAGAAACGGTATAAAGTCCATTGGTAGCCACAAAATTACACAGCACCCGGCTACGTTCAACATTGTCCAGAATGAATGGACCAATCCATTTTTCACCTATTGAACTGATCTTTGGTGACAAAGCTGCAGTTTGTTGGTTATTTAACTCTTTAAGCTTTAACCAGTTAGCATTAACGGTCGCCGGATTTGATAACGTCATACGGTCATCAGCTACTGATAGAACGCTATAAGTACCATTTAAATCAAAAGTCTGGCCATTAAACGTGAATGAGGCATTGGTGATTTCTACGCGGTCATTACTTACAAACTTAGTGGTTAAATCTGTGTTGTTTGCCGTTGCCCGAAGGATCTCGTTTGGATATGCAAAATGAAGATAGTTCGTACCTTCTAAAGACTGTGTATCTGCTGGACGGAGAACTTGGCCATTAACAGAAGTTTGATGCTGAACCGTTAAGGGTGGAGTTGTAATTTCGGTACCAAGCGAGAAATATGGCTCACCCGAGACAATATCGACACCTGGTCGAAAGACTTCTACCGATGCGCCGGCAATATCGACAATGTTGGTTTCACCGTCATAAGCACCATTAATTTTATAATGGCCACGACCAATACAGCCCACTACATGCTCAACTTCAACGTTGTTTTCATATACCTTGTAAGGTACTGCGATTAGGTCGGGAGTATTCCACCCAGCTCCATAGTTATCAGCAATACGACCATTCACCCGGATCTTGTTTTCACGGTTAGAAAGTTCATTGTTTGCCGAAGAAGACTGGTTAGTATTTTGAGTCGTTTGTGCTATTGATGGCGTCGGCATTAAAAATGCGATCGCAATACTAATCACAATCGAAACAATAGCCGCGACCCATTTAGGGTTCTCAACAACGATAAAAGTGCCCGGTAAGAAATCAAGCTGCTTTAAGTCATATGCATTCTTCGGTGTGACTTCATTCGCAAATGAAATTTCGGCATGATCCATATTGCTTGTAGTATGAAAGATACGCACATGTTCAGGCATATGTTCATATTTTGAAGTGAGCCATTGCCCAATGGTTTGAGCCTGTTCAATTGTCTTTTCTTCAGACAAAGCATCTTTTTTATAAATAACTTTAATCATAATAACTGACCCGATTAAACCCCATTCCCATCACGACCTCTTCAGGCAAATAAGTGACTCCGCTTTCCATGAGGTGAAGAATCTTTTGCCCACGAAAAAGCCCCACATGCGGGGGCTTATTTCTTTGTCTGGGATGGAAGGCGACTATGCAGCCTTCCTTGGGCATGGGCAGCGGATTTAAGAGTTTTAATCTTGATGGTAGGAATGTAATTTTACCTTTAGGTTGCATGAATAAATCCAAAGCTTCACGCCGATCTATTCCATATAAATCTAAAGCAGCTTCATGGGCAAAATGTACACAGTTGTACTGCTCTTCATCGTATTGCTTATCAAGTAAATGATCATGACTTTTCATACAGCTCCCTTCAGACCACTAAAGCGATCCAATGCAAAAATATCTCCAGTCTTCGCAGTATTTAATCGCGGCGATTCAGCTTGAATGTCACAGCCTTATGGTTCATGGCAACACTGGAGAGTTGCAGTCCAAGTAAATAAAACATTGGAGAGTTCAGATTGTCTGAACTGTAAATACGGTAATTTACGGTTGGCTTTACATCTGGATATTGCCCTTCGATTACCCGTTCAAACTCATCAGGCATCACATCACCTAGACCAGAGATAGAAACGGTTAATGTCTGGTCCAGATCACCCAGCATTCCGGATCTTTGAATAGATGCTGGCAAAAATTCATAATAGACCTGACCGGATCCCTCCTTATGTTGAACATAAACACCTCGGTCATCATTACGGACTATTCGGTATGTATTCATAAAAGAAGGATGAGAAAGCTCAATACACTCCAATTGATAGACATCAACTTTTCGATTGAAAAAGAATTTGGCATATTCGTTATCCATTAGACCTCCCAATCTTTAATTAATGCTATATCTGCAGCAAGGTTAGGTTGGTTTTGAACAACTTCGAGCTGCGCATTTACCCGGTAAAGGTTGCCATTAACTTCATTGGTCTTGAACGAGTTCGGAATGAAGTTACACAGATATTGCTGACGTGCTCCCTGATCAATCACCAGATCCGCATAAAATGAAGCTGGCTTATTCTGATAGATCCGCCAGAAGGCCATCATTTTATTGAAATCGGTTTTACTTAAATTCCAGTTCACATCAACAATGTGGCTATTACGTTTTACATCGATGTAATAGCGACCACGTCCGCCATCCATCTGCTGACGTTTCACATCATCACCTGGTGTTACGCCATAGCCGCTGGTCTGAGGATTTAGCTTTAACTTGTACATAACTTTCCTTCAGGTAATAAAAAACCACCTCGAAGGGTGGTTTGATGAAATAAGGTTTAGATATTTAAATTAATTACAAAAACGATTTAACATTAAGAAATCGATTTAATAATAGTTTCTTTACCATCTTCAAAAATCTCTTTCACTACAAACTTGCAGTAAGCTCCATCTTGAGATGGTTCAGTCACTAAAGCTGGATTCACAAAATCTTTGATCTGTTTAAAACGGATCAATTCATAATTTCCATTTCTTTCCAACTGATAGTCCATTTTTACATCACAACTATACATAGTAGTTGACCCAATAACAGAAGTAAGCCTGAAAGTTAACTTCTTATTTGCGGGTACTTTAAACTCAAAAAACTCTTCACCATTATTTAAACTGATTGTGGGTTTAGGCATATTTAATTTTTTGGGCTCATGCATAGAGCCATACTTTGTTAAATTATTTGAAATCTG